GGTTATCGCGAACAGCAACAAGTGTTTTGCGGCAGTTAATTGATGCTGGTACACTCGCTAACCTACCTGCAGGATTTAAGGCACGTGGTATGCGTATACGTGACCATGATGAACCAATCCAACCAGGAGAGTTCAGAGATGTCGATGTAACAGGCACTTCTATTAGAGAATCTCTTTTACCTCTTCCTTTTAAAGAACCAAGTGCAACATTATTCCAATTATTAGGTTTTGCTGTTGATGCTGGAAAATCTTTTGCTGCAATAGCAGATATGAAGATGGGTGAAGGAAATGAACAGAATCCAGTTGGAACAACATTAGCTATTTTAGAACGTGGAACTAAAGTTATGAGTGCAATTCATAAGAGAATGCACTATGCACAAAAAATAGAGTTTAAATTATTAGCCGACGTTTTTCAATCTTACTTACCACCAGAGTATCCATACATGGTTAAAGGTGGAGATAGAATGATTAAACAAACAGATTTTGATGATCGTGTTGATATTATTCCTATTAGTGATCCTAATATTTTTTCTATGTCTCAACGTATTATGTTGGCACAACAACAATTACAATTAGCCCAAGCTAATCCTCAATTACATAACGTAAGAGAAGCTTATAGAAGAATGTACATGGCGATGGGTGTGGATAATGTTGATGCAATATTAAAACCAGATCCTAACATGCCAACACCAATTAGCCCAGCAATGGAAAACGCAAAAGCAATGCGTGGTGAACAACCTAAAGCTTTTCCTAAACAGAATCATCCTGAGCACATGAAAGCGCATGGTGATTTTATTGCTACACGTATGGTACAAATTAATCCGCAGCTTTACGCTATGATGGAATCACATATACTAGAACACATTGCTTTATTAGCAGCAGAGCAAGTTGAAGCACAACCAGAAATTGCACAACAAAATCAGCAAATACAAATGATGTTACAAAACGCAGAGCAAAATAAACAATTAGCTCCACAGGCACAGCAAGCTCAACAACAATTTATGCAACAAAAAGAATCACAAATTGCTACAATTGAAGCACAAATGGTTAAAGAAATGGTGGAAGAAGAAAGAAAACGTGCTGATGAAATGGAAGATGATCCACTTGTTAAATTAAAACAACAAGAAATTGATTTACGTGCATTAGAAACTATGCTTAAAACTAAAGAAGAAAAAGCACGTATAGAAAAAGATTGGACAATTGATTCAGAAAGGATAGACTTAGACCGTGATAAACTAGAGGCACAAGTAGGTGTGGATTTAATAAAAGCGCAGGCAGCGGAAGCTGATATTAAAAGTAAGGAAAAACTGGCAACTTTAAAAGAAAACATGACTACTATAAGAGATGCTATGAAGGGTAATGATAATGGAAAGTCCAGAAAAAAAGATTAGAGAATTCATAATAAAAGTAGATGATCTAGTAGCTAAAGAAGCTAAGACAGTTGATGATCAACTTTTATTTTGTGCATCTATGGTTTCTGTGGTAAGAAACATATATTTAACAAATCTTGGTATAGAGCAAACCAATGTTATATTTGAACAGCTAGCTGCTAGTTTTCAAATTATGGATGACTTTTACCCAGAAGTAAAACCAACAATTCATTAGGAGGAATAAATGGTAGGTAAAGTAACAGTAAGGGGTCAAGGTCCTGTAAGAAGAAGACAAACTACTACTACTTTTAAAAAGGGTGGAAGAGTAAAATTATATAGAGGTGGAAAACCATCAGCAAGAACACGCCACATTGAAAACGAAAAAGAAGAGATTAGAAGAGTGGATCGTAACATCAGAAGAAACGAAGGATACAAAACTGGTGGAAGAGTTAAAAAATCAGCTGGGGGAAGACTAATTGCTGGTACTAAAAAAATGCGTGAATACGTAAAAGATATTAAAGATGCAACTAAAAAAATGAGTCCTCATCAAGATCCAAGAAGTGAAAGATCTGCTAAAATGAGACATTCTTTAGATAATCTACCAAAATCATCTAAGGGTTTACCAAAAACATCTAAAAAAAAATCTGATCATCATCCTGATAAAAAAGAAAAATATCCAAAATATGGATATGGAAAGAATGTAAAAAAAATAAGACAAGTAACACCAATGGGTGCTAAGAAGAAAAAATAATGGTCGGAGTAATTAAAAAAATATTGGATGCAGGTAAAAAGGCAAAAAACGTCATTAAGATGACTCCTGAGGAAATTGCTAGAAGGAAGAAAAATCTTTGGCGACTTAAGAAGAAAAAAAAGAAAGCTTCTACAATATCAAGTTACAAACTTGATGATAAAAAAGGACCTCACGACAGCAGGCTAAAAGATTATGATGATCACTTAAAAAGTATACAAAAAGAAATGAAAGAAAAAGATGGATGGGACCCGCTATTTGCTAAAGGTGGTTCTGTTGCCAAGCAACGTCGTCTTTCCAAGCGTGGATGGGGCGTAACTAAACGAAAATAGGAGGAAATATGAAGTTATTAAAAGATCTATGGGCTCACTTGAAAGAGTGGAGCGATTGGGGAATGAAAGACTGGATTAAAGCCGGTATTGTTGCCCTAATAGTGATCATAGTACTACAATCAATGGTAGGTTAATGAACACATTTAAACTAATACAGAGGAGAGCATAATGCCAGGCGGAAACATGGACGCATGGCTAGCTAAAACTCAAGGAGGAACTACACCACCGTCATCTACTCAACCAGGCCCTCCGGGGTCTGGTTCAGGTAGCCAAGGAAATGTTAATAGCAATCCAGCAGATGACTGGATTGGTAGTTCACAAGATACAAGTGTTTACTATGGTAAATTACCTCACTCACAAGGAAATACGAATGTAAACGTAAGTAATCCTTCAGGAGGTAATTACCAAGGACCTTCTGTAAATAATAATAATAACAATAATAATAACAACCAAACAGGTTCAGGCGCTACAGGTGGCACAGGAAGTGCATCAGGAGCAGTAGGAAGTGGAATTACTAATCTTGCAGGTATCACTGCAGCACAGAGATTTTTAGGAAAACGTCAACCAGGTTTAGAAGGTTTAGTTCAAGACAATTTAGAAGATTATGGTTTAACATCTGATAGATTTATTACAAACACAGAAAACGCAGAATCAGGAAATTTAAATACAGATAATAGTAGTGTAGTAAACGACTTAAAAAACAAAGTAGATGGGTGGAAACAAAAAATAGATGATTGGAAAGAAGTTGAAATAGGAAATAATACTCTTTCTCTAGAAGGGTCTTTAAATAATCCTAAACTTCAAATTGAAAGACCCATATTTTGGGGAGGAACAGGTACAGCTAATGTTGATACACAAGGAAATTGGGGATTGAATGCAACATGGCCGTTAGGTGGAAATAAAGCAAAAGGTGGACCAGTAGGGATTATGTCTTTACCAGAAGGCTATGCAGCTGGTGGACCAGTAGGTGTTGATCCTTCTGATTGGAGAATTATACAACAAATTATTGCAGCTGGTGGTAATCCAGAAGATTACGTAAACTATGCAAATGGAGGAGATGTAGATTCTGAAGGTACATCTTATATAGATCCAACAGCAGATAATTATTTCTTAAGACAGTTTGGACAATATTTAAAAAGATTTATGCCTAATTATGATCCAGAAAGTGATGAATGGAGACATAAAAGAAATAGAGAAAAACAAAAAGAACAAGGTTATGAAAATGGTGGTGAAGTTCATAATCCATATATGGGACCACAAGCACAATCACGACCCCCTACTCCAGAAGAAGAAAAACCTTTTGGTGGAACGCGTGAAAATATTATGGACCACATAGAAGCATTTGATAATGCACCACACCACATGGAAGAACCAATGGTTGGTATGTATGGGGAAAGAGTACCATTAACATTAGCAAGAAGAGTACAAAAATACATGGAAGGTTTAGATCCAGTTAAAAGAGATATGATTCAAGAAACATTAAATATGTTTCAAATGAAAAAAAGAATGGAAGAAATGGAAGAACTAAATGAAAATAGTGGTTTTTTTGGCCCTATTCCAAATGAGTACGAAGCATAATGTGGCATCTATTAGCTAAACCATTATTAGGCGTAGTAGCAGATGGAGTCAAAGGCTTCGTGGCTACGAAGAAATTAAATGGAGAAGTAAAGATTGCTAAAATTCAAGCAGAAAAAAAGAAGCAAGAAGATATAGCAGCAGGAAAAATTAAATGGGAAGCATCAGCCGTAGATCAAATGAAAGGGTCGTGGAAAGATGAGCTAATTTTAATTTGTCTTTTGGCGCCTGCAACGCTCGTATTTTTTCCAGGAATGACAGAACATATTCATGCTGGGTTTGTTGCCCTGCAGTCACTTCCGGATTATTATAAACATTTATTATATATAGCCTGCTCAGCGAGCTTCGGCATCAAGGCCGGAAAAGGTGCAATGGGTTTAATTAAGAAA